CCTTTTCAGCGCAGCGGATTTTAAGGCTTGTGCCTTCAACCTTAAAAGGCTTTACGCCTATCTCAGCCTGCTCTTTAGATGCTGGCCAGCCGTTGTAGCTAGTCTGCATCCTTAGTTACTTTCTTAGTCAAGTGTTCCATTATGAAAGCAATAGCTTTGCTTCATCGGCAGTTATGCCAAGTTTGGCAAGTAGTAGTACTTTATCGGCAGCGGCTTGCGCTTCGGCTTCTGCCTTTGCATTTTCTCTAGCCTGTTGTACTTGATAAATAGCATACTCATCATTAGTCATTTCACGGTCAATGATTTCGTCAGTTGCTAAATTGTGAATACGAATTGTTGGTTTTGTCATTATGCTACTCCGTACAAATAAGCGGTACCAGCACTAAAAGTATTGGTGCCGTTCCATTGGATATTTATTGCAGTTGTTGCAGCCCCGTTTGATGTATAAAAACCACCTTGCGAGAGTTGAGCATAATTACTTGGGGTCAAAGCGTTACTAATAAAAATGCCATTTTTTTGGTCAGTTGCATTTGTATAATCATAAAAAATAACTGTTGCTGAGTGTGTGCTATTGCCACCGCCTCCAGCAGTTCGACAATTAACACCTGTTACAGTTGCATAACCGACACCATTACCTGCTTCGGAATAATTTACTGTGGTTGTTGGTGCCGAGCCTTCTACATATTGACCTGTGTATCCGCAAACCGTGCCGCCATTAACTGTAACGCGTAATTTATCTGCGTTGTTTGGTGCAAAACTTACAATAACTAATTTTAAGTCTTTATATGTTTGTGGTATAGATGATATTGCCGTTGAAACGCCTGATAATGAAGTTGTGCTTATTAGCGTCTGCCCACCGCTTGCTGGCGTAGCCCATTTCAAGCCAGTAGAAGCGGTACTATCCGCCACAAGTGTTTGGCCGTTTGTGCCTACTGCTAGTCGGTCAAAAGTATCTGCAGCTGTTCCAGCGATTAAATCGCCTTTAGCATCTATAGCTGTAGCCATTGAGTTAGTAACGGTTACGGTGCCGCTTGTGCCACCGCCGCTTATACCTACGCCAGCTGTCACTCCTTCAATATCACCTGTTGCACCTGAGGCCGCCCACGCTGAGCCTGTGTAATACCACAATGAGTTAGTGTCTTTTGTGTATGCAAACTGCCCCTCTTGTGGTGAGGTGATAGCTGCATCTCTTGCCGCCGTAGATGCAAAGACGTTAATACCTTGCATTAGGTAGCCGTTAGTGTCAGCTGCCGTAAGTACCTCGCCAGTAGTAAAGGTCTTAAAACCTAATCCAGCTGCCATAGTCCTATCTCCTTAGTAACTTAATACGCCGCTGTCAAGCAAACCGTATATGGATGAGTCTAATATAAAGCCGTCAATAATCGGCTCTAAAGTGGTAAGTGTTGTCTTCCAGCTGTTAGGCGTAATGCTTTGAGCTACGCCAAACACCTGTAAAGTCTTAGTTAGCGTTGATCCGCCAGGCTGATTAGTTGTGATAGTTACAGGGTCAAAGTAATCAAGGCTAAGCGCTGCAATAATGCCTGAGTTGTAATTATCGGTATAAAGGTCTAGCTGAATAGCATCGCAGCGGATACTAGTCTCAGCCCTAGATGCAACGTACGCCTGTGCGTAGTCCAGGGCTACGGCATCGGTTTGCATTAGCAGGTTTTGCTGGTTGTAACTATGAATAAAGTATTTATCTATGCTGGGCTGGTTAATGGCCGTTTGTGCTGTTCCCCCTGTGCGGGTGATGCTGGCTGAGTTGTAAACTAGGGTATCGTCAAGGCGCCACACCGCATCAAAATAGCTAATATCTGTGCCGTTATCGTTAAATACTGTAGGCGTAGCACCTGTACTGCCAGCCGTAACGCTACGATCTTGAAAGACAAACGAGCCAGCGGCATCTACATACAAAGCGCCGTACTCGCTAGTCTCCACCGTTTGCATAGCTGCAAGGCTTGTGCGGGCTGTGCCTGGGTCTGCCTGCATTGTGGTTAGCCCCGCATCTACATCACGCATAGAGGCTGGCCAATCAATAGCATCTAACAAGGCGTTAATTCTTGTACCGCTTAGCTGACCCGCTGAGGTGCCAGCCACCGTGCTTACCTGTGCATTTTGTGCCAGCCTAAAAGCATCTACAGCTGTAATAGTTGTATAAACTACATCAAGGGCATTTTTAGGTGTGCTAGTTGTATAGGTAGTAATAAAGCCAGCAAAGATAGGGTAAGTAGTCGCGCCGTATGTAGCCGTAATCTGTACTTTACGCATTGGCGTTAAAAGGTTGTAGTACGGACTACTTGGGTTTTGTGGGTTGAAGTCTCCGTTTTGGTCAACGATACGCATAGTAAGAGTGCCAGTTTGGAATTGGTCAGCCTGTGGGTTACGTCCGCGTTTGGTCTGAATACTATCTACTACGTCAGATACGTCCACAATTACGCTAGCAGCATCTGCCAGGATATTGGTGCCTAATATACCGCTATCCAAAATCATAGCCTGAGCAAAGCTAGGGCCAGTACTAAAGTTAATAACAGCGTGAATTACTGGCAGGGTCATATCGCCCCAGCAAAGTTAAGGTTATTGCCAAACCTGTTATTTTCTTGTACTGCCGTTTGTACAACTTCAATAAGGCCGCTTGTTTTGTCTATAATTTCTACGGTTACCGTTGAACCTGATCCATAGCCTGCGCCTCTGTTCATATCTGCGCTATAGCCGCCAAAGTCTCCTAGTTTTCTTTGGAACTCAATTAGTGATAAATAGGCGGCGTAATTTTCTTGCTCTTGTAATATGGCAAAAGCCGTAGCCCGCTCGGTAGCAGCATCGGCATATTCTATAACTGCATCTATAGAGGTGTTAGGGTCAAAAACTACGGGTGCTACATAATCGCCTTCAGGTATGCCTGATTTCGCTCTAGTGCTAGGAGTTGCGCCAGCCTGTGCCAAAAGCCTAAGCATTTCGCGTATCTTGTCTAAAGCCATATTTAGATTTTCTTGATCTATAAGCTCTTTAGGTTTTAGACTATCCAAAACTGTCTTAATACCTAACAAAGTAAAGTTTTGGCTTTGCAAGGTACCTAAGATTTTTAAGTCCTCATTAAGTTGTTTTGTGGCGCGTTCAATACGAGCTACATCTTTAGAGGCTATGGCATCTTCAAGCTCATTTATGGATTGCTTTACCTTTAAGCGTTGTATGTCATTAGCAATAGATAGTACTTGAGCAGCGCTCTCAGCTTTGCCTAAAGCTTCAGCCTGGCCAATTAGGGCTGCGTTAAGTTGGATTTTATCCATATCAAAAATATCTGTGCCTTTGCCTAAAGCTAACTGGCCTGCGGCTATTGCCTTGTCTAATTTAGCCTGCTCTTTTTTGGCTTTTGTAGTTGCTAGCGCCGCCGCAGCTTGAGTTTTAGCTAGCTTGGCTAGCTCTTTATTACGCTTGATTGCCTCAAGCTCTGCTTTCTTTCTAGCTGCCGCATCTGATACGCCCGTAGCTTGATTAGCTAAAGTCATAGGCTGGCTAAAAGGCTGTGGGCCTTTAATTTCTTTTAATAACTCAGCTGCACGTTGTGGGCTAAATCTGCCTAATACGTTGCCAACCGCACCAAAAACGCCTTTAACTATGCCTGCCCCTGGAATAGTAGCTATCTGCTCTTTAAGATAAATAATGCTATCTATAAAATTGGCTAAAGATTTAGCCGCATTTTCTATATCTGTGCCTAAGTTTGCTATACCGTCATTACCACCTACAGAGGTAATTGCATTAACTAAACTTTCTCCAATAATTTCTTTAGCTTTATTAGATGTCTCACTTAGTATTGCTAATTGGCCAGTATATGTAGCAGCCGCTGCCGTTGCTGCACCTGCAAAATTATTATTTAACTTAGTCTGCAACTCATTAAAGGTCATAGCTGCTAACTCAGCTGAAGTCAGACCCGTATTATATTTTTTAAGGGCTTTAGTATTACCTAAATATGCTAAAGATAGATCCTGAGCAACTTGGGTAACATCGGCCCCTGTGCCAGCGGCTACATCTAAAGCCGTGTTAAAAATCTCTATAGATTTAGCAGTTGAGCCTGTAACTGTTAACAAAGCCTGCAAGGCTGGCGTAGCTTGGCCCCCAGTTACCCCATAAAGTTTGCCTATTTTGTTTATGTATTGATCTATATTTTGCTGGTCAAAAGCCAGGCCTAGATTTTTTACAGTATTAGCTAGTATTGCAGCTTCTTTTTGGGCGCCTGTAAACGAGTTAACAGCCGACTTACCAAAAGATACAAAAGCTGCAGCGCTAAGGCTTACACCTAATACGCGGCCTAGACTCTTTACACTACCCGTAAGTTTTTTGGTAGCTTTGTCAGCATCTAGAAAAGCCTTTTTACCTAAGAATTGGCTGGCTATATTTACTACTAGATCGGTAGCCATTAGGCAGCTCTCCTTGTATGCTCATAAAACATTTTTGAGGCATTTTCTAACGCCTTAATAACAGCTGCATTAGCTCGACCGTTATCCTCAGCCCAGGCTCTAAATATCAAACGCCCAGTTAGCTTGCGCCCTGGGGCACCTACTAAACCCTTAGGGCGGGCGTTGACTAGCTGGCCAGTACTGTTTAAGTTTTCTATAAACTGTTTTCCAGCATTAGGGTTAAGTGAATTGTTGTAACCCTTACGCTGAGAGTTATCCCTTTCTTGATAATACCTAATAGTAAAATCTCCTGGGCCGTCTCCTGTGCGATAAACAACGCTTGCAGGTTTATAGTTTGGTTGGCCTTGTGGATTTTTACGGCCTGCTGTCTCATAGATTGCACCCGCGGCAGACTTGTTAAGGATACGGGCTAGGGCTACAAAACCGTTTTTATTAGGCTTAGAGGGTGAGGTTGAATAAGTAATCCCAGCCTTAGCCTGCATAGCGTTAAACTTGGGGAACGGGCGGTAAGTCAGGTTTTCGGTACCCGATGAGGTTTTAGCCCAGCCCGATAAGACTTGGCCGTCATTAGGCACGTAACCTCTAGCTACTGTAGTAACAGTTTTTAACGCTGCCGCCATTTGTGTCTGAGTCTCTTTAGATAGGTCAGGTGCAAAACGCTTAAGGGCTACGCGGAGCTGTACGGCCCCTTCTAGCTCTACTGGCATTTTGTTGCTCCTTAGCTCTATCGTTTATGACCTTTAACATATTCTTAAACATATACGTATCCAGGTCTAGTAAATACTGGGGCGCGATGCCCGTCTCTACGGCTAGCTGTGCAACCAGGTAACCAAAACTACCGCGCCCCACTATTGCGAAGGGTCATCGTCCAACACCTCGACCTTAGCTAAGGTGTCTAAAAATAACGCTCCAAAAACAGGTACTTCAACACCGTCTGACCTGAGGCACTCCCAAGCTAGCCAGTACACGTCACTCTGTTTTTCATCATCTCTAAAAGCTTTATGAAAGCCTTTTTTTGCGTACAACTCAAAGGCCCACTCGATTTTAGGCGTTATCTGATGTTCGGATAACGTACCGTCTGCCCTTGTTATTTTGAGTTTTGCCATTGTGTTAGCCCCTTTTCTTTATTCTTATGGTGTGGTTGTAATTACGATTGGTGAGTTACAGGTAAAGGTCAGGCTCTGCACACTTTCCTCAGAGACAGCGCCGTTAATATCGGTAGTATTATTTACCAAAACTGTAGTGCTGTATAAAGGGTTGGTGGTTGATACTACGGCGCTAGTTTGCTTTAGCGTTAGTGGCACAGTTGTACCCCAGGCAGCTTGCAAAGTTGCACGTACTGAACCAGACCCGGAAGCTGCATCATCGTTTAAAAAATCTAAAGTGATTGTGCTTGCTTCTAGGCCCTTAACAAACTTGTGTGCAGTATCGCCCATAGCTGTAACTTCTAGCTCGTCAAAGGTTCTAGAGATGCTTGCGCTTGTTACGTGGTCTGATAGGACTACTGAGTTGAGAGTAGCCACTACGCCGTTTGATAAGAAAATTGCCATTAGGGCTATTCCTCTACTTTCTGTGTTGTTGTTTCTTTTGGTTGGGTTTCTTTAATCTCTTTTGGCAGGTCTTGGCCAATTTTGATTAA